GAAGGTGGCAGCGTAGATGGAAGATGAAAAAATCATTCATGATCGAATGATGACCAATATTAGCAATGATTACGATAAGTCTAAAGGTAACTTTGTTTATGATGTGACAAAGCCTGTGGCCGTAGAATTTGCTGGACAACAAAAGAAAATTGCTGCAGTACAAGAAAAACTGGATGTTGAAAAATTAACCGGTGACGAGCTTACTCGATTTGTTTATCAACGCACAGGAATTAGCCGTAAACCTGCTACCCAAGCAACAACAACCGTCATTGTTTCGGGTACAGCTGGCACACTTGCAAAAGTTGGCGAGCTAGTTGGTACAGACACAATTTTATACACAGTCCTTGAAGAAGCTGTTCTAAATGAAAGTGGGTTTGCTCATGTTCGAGTGCAATGTAATGAGTTTGGCCAAATAGGAAACGTGCCTGCGAACACCATTATAAATTTCCCTGCATCTATCAATGGCTTGGTGAATGTGTACAATCCTGATGCTGTTGTTGATGGTTACGATGAGGAAACAGATCATGATTTACGCCAGCGTTATTATGATAAGCTACAGCGTCCGGGTAAAGCAGGAAACAAATATCAATATCGTGAATGGGCATTAGAAGTAACAGGTGTTGGGGATGCAAAAGTATTTCCTCGCTATAATGGTCCGTTAACAATGAAAGTGGTCGTGATCGATGCGAACAAATTACCTGCAACAAGTGAATTAATTGAAGATGTAAAAATGCATATTGAAATAGAAATGCCGTTTGGCGTTGAGGATTTGCTTGTTATATCTGCAGAAGCGTTATTACTTAATCTGTCAGTAGCCTTAACTTTGATGCCAGGCTACACAGAGGAAGTAGTCAAAACAAATATTAAAAAGAACATTACAACGCATTTGAAAGAGATAGCTTTTAAAGCATCATTTGTAAGTTATGCAAAGATTGGGGCGCTCATTATTGATAGTGATGGCGTTTTAGATTATCAAAATCTATTAATCAATGGATCAACTGCTAATGTGGTTATTCCTGATGATGGGGTGCCAGTAATGGGAGGTATTAATGAATGAATCACATGACAGTGTATTTAAAAAATAAAGTTCTAACGGACAATTTACGAACAACGCCAGTCTTTGTTGCCTTGTTCAATGGAGACATTGAAGTAACTACAGCAAGCTACTCACGACAACCAGGCGTATTTGCATCACCTGCAGATGGCCAAACATCGAACAGCGCTGATATTTTGTTTCCTATTGCTACAGAGTCATGGGGAGATATTACGCATATTGGGATTCTTGATGCTAAGACAGGTGGTAATTTGCTGTTTAAATCGCAAGCAGAGTTTACAAAAAACATCGATATATCTAGCCAATACAAGATTCCTAAAAACTATTTAATTGTCCGATTGAGGTAGGTGATAAACCATGCATGCAATACCACAATCTGAATGGAGCCAAGTGTCAGTGTTTACCTGGGGCGATCTAACACCGCACCAATGGGAGTGCTTTAGACTTGCCTTGATGATTACTGAAACAGAGTTACAAACGCAAGGTGTTTCAATCGCTTCAACCGGTGCAACAAATGAGGTCATCACAGAACAGGTTACGCAAGGTGTTAAGGTGGTTCAATCACCTATTATCATGCAGACAAGAGCTGAAATGATTACAAGTATTGTTGTTTCCACAAAAGATTATCTATCGGATATGATGAAGTATTTGCCTTTGTATGAGCGTAAATCCGTTACCTTTAGAACGATACTTACAGCCGATGACAGGGAGCTTCGGAATACAGAACAACAGATTGAAATCGTGAACCGTAACATTTTTATCGATACGGCCATTGAAGCCTTGCCTATTTATGAACGTGATCTTGGCATTAAACCAAATAACACACTACGCTATGACCAACGTAGGGAACAGATTTCTTCAAGAAATCGCGCAAGCTTTGACCAAACGACTAAAGAGACAATTAAAGCCGTAGCTTCTGCTTATAGTAATGGTGAAGTAGACATTAACCCAACAAATACACCTGGTGTATATGAAATCAAATTTGTTGGCACAAAGGGCATTCCTGATAACTTGGATGGCCTTATAAAAGCTATTGAAATCATTGTGCCAGCGCATTTAGAGTTTGGCTATGCCTATACCTTCAACGTTTGGGAATTTGTCAGCAATAGAACGTGGGGAAGTGTAACAAACATGACCTGGGATGAAATTAAGATATATGAAAATGAGGTGAGCTAATGGAACATACACCAAATTTGGGTTTAAAGAAGCCCGGATCAACTGACAACGTATTAATCACGGACATTAATGAAAATATGGATGTCTTGGATGCTGCAGTTAGTGAATTGCAAAAGGGTAGTGCGTCAATTCCTGACCTAGAAACAGCAGATAAAACATTGGCAGGGGCCATTAATGAGGTCAAGCAAGAATCAAGCACAGTGAAACAAGAACTTGGTACACATTTAGAAGAAATAATGCCTCATAAATTTTTTGATAATGGTAAGTGGTATAGGTGGGGATTCCGAACCGTAGATGGAGAGCCAGAATTTATTTATGAGGAGGTCTTGTAGATGGACGTATTGAAAGTAGCTACAAAAACATTACAGTTAGCGATACAAACTGCTATCGAGGGTGTCCGTGGTGTTGTGGATGGAATTAACATAAAACAAAATGAATTAGCGCAAAGTGTGGAAAACGTAAATGCCAAGGTTGGAAGAATGGACTCGCCATTCGAAGTAGGAAAATTGTTGCCATTTCAAATTGCACAATATGTACAAGGAATAGGTGACCTAAAATGGATTTCTGTTTATAAGGTAAGTGGTGCTGGACTGTTAGATCTTGCAATCTCGTATTCGAGTTTTGGTTCTGGTATAAGTATAGTGGTGGACGGGGTTACATTAGTTAAAACACCAAACCTATTGCCTAGTGCACAAGGTGTATCACCAAGTGGTGAATATTTATCTCCATCTGGAACTTCTATGGTAACACATATAAATAGTTCGACAACAGTAACTGTAGTAACAAATTCAGGTACTTACGCTCCTGATACTCCAAGCGGAACAGGTATGTTGTGGATTAACAGACCAATAAAATTTAAAAACTCATTGGAGATATTCGTTACTGGGGCAACAAGTCAACAAGTCGGCTACCGGATTCAGGGAGGTATATTTGTATGAGTAATATTTTACGTGAATACAATAAGGATGGGTATCATGTTATTGAATACACTAAAGACGGCGCAACGGCGTCAGCGATTGCTCATGTGTTAATAAATGAAGTTGTACCAGAGCCAACACCAATCGAACCACAGCCAACAGTTGAAGAAATGCAGGCTCAAACATTATTAAACACTGAATACCTAGTATCTCGTAGTGAGCTAGGATTGGGAGGAAACTAAAATGACAGTATTTGAATTATGTAAGTTTTTAATTGAGCGTAAACGTTATGAGCAGGCTGCTATGCAGAATAAAGTGAATGTTTTTTACGCTAATAACCAATTGAAAGATGATGAATACACACAGCTATTAACCGAAATAGACGCACAGGAAACGCAAGCATAGGCTTAGCGTTATTTTTATGAAACCTTTTCCAGTTTTATTCGTAAACTAGGTATATTAAATCGGAAATGGAGAGGTTATTTATGAAAATAGTTTTGAATCACCAAATTCAATTACAGGATTATAGAAAAGGTTATGTTGACATTTATAAGGATTTCGAATCAGATGTAATTCCTCGTAAAGGGGATTTCATTGCAGATACATGCTTTAAAGATCCTTATCAGTATGAAGTAATTGAGGTTATCATCAGCTATCAAGAAAATGAATGTAATGTATCGCTAAAACCTATAAAAGTTGAACACAATGACAAAGATTTCCTTCTGAGATATGTAGAAATGTCAGAACTTCATAACTGGTATTGCCCATCTAAAAAATACCTATAATTAGACAAGCACCCTCAATTGATAGTGCTTATTATAGTGCCTTCCACACCATTCTGTGGAGGGCTTTTATTATGCGAAAAGGAAGTGTTGTAATGGAATTAACAGCTATCGTAGGTGTGCTAAGTGCTTTGTTTGGGATGCTTTTCACATACCTCGCATTTTTGAAAAACAGAGATAAAGACGTACAACAAAGTGCTGCAGAATCAGCGGTTATCAGTACAAAATTAGATTCAATTAATAATGGTGTGGAAAACATACGAGTTGACATGAAAGTCGAGCAAAAGGCGCGTATGGACTTATCAGAACGTGTTACACGCGTTGAAGAATCGAGCAAGCAAGCACACAAACGAATCGATGAATTGGGGGATAAAGTGTATGAAAATTAACTGGAAAGTACGTCTGCAACACAAACAATTCTGGGTGTCATTAATTGCATTACTACTTGTGCTTGCGAATCAGATCGCAGGCATTTTTTATTTCGATATTACAATTTACAACGATCAAATTACGGCTATTTCTGAAACGATTTTAAGCATTTTAGGTTTACTTGGTATTATTATCGACCCAACAACAAAAGGTACATCAGACAGCGAGCAAGCAATGAATTATGACAAGCCAAAGGATGATGCAAAATGACAAGCGTTACAACTACATGTCGAGACTTAGCCGAGCTTTTACCTAGCGCACAAACAGCATGCCGATTGCTATTTCAGGAGTGCTACAAAGCAGGCATTAAGAACATTTTTATCACTGAAACATATCGCTCACAAACACGGCAAAAGTACTTGTATGCACAAGGTAGGACGCGCCCTGGGAAAGTTGTTACATGGACACTAAACAGTAACCATAAATCACGTCTAGCATGGGATATTGCAGTTGGTCCTCCACAGTCATTGTATGATGTCACTACATTAAGTCGAGTAGGAGCCATCGCGAAAAAGCTAGGTATTGAATGGGGCGGAACATGGACAAAAGCAATTGACCGTCCACATTTTGAAGTGAAAGCAAATTGGAAGATGCCTAAAGGCTACAAGTTAGAAGGACAAGTAATTGTACCAAGTAACAGCAAATTGAAAGTCCAATTAATTGTGGAAGACAAGAAGGAGGAAATTACAGTGAAAAATACAAATTGGAATCCGGGTTCACCAGCTATGAAAACTGAAACAGAAAGCTTCATTGCACAGGCTGTGAAGGATGGTATTATACAGGAATCACACTTGAAGGATTTACAAAGTGGTACAATGACAACGGATCGTTTGGTAGGGTTATACATTACAATTCAACAACGACGTAGTAAATAACATCAAAGACCAGGTACTCACATGAGCGCCTGGTCTTCATTATTTTAGAAATTAACAAATTTATAATGAATTTTATCTAACTTCGAGTCTTTGAAACCAATATCTTTTCTCATTTCTAAAATACATTTTGCGAAAAGCTCTTTTTCCTTATCGTGGCTCCAATCTTGTCCGGTTGTTTTTTTCATATTATGTTCTAAAAACTCAGACATAGCCTTCATAACTTCATCACTTGCCCACAACCAAGCAATATCATAGGCTTGCAAAAAATTAAATTTATATTGGTCTTGTAAATTTGGTGGAATACGATTTCCTATAAATATAGCCATTGAATCAATTAAATTAATATAGACATTTCTTTTTTGATTTAATCTTTCTTGCTCAGTAGTGAATTTCAATTGTAGATCCGTTTTAAATTTTTCAATTTTTTTATCCAAGAACAATTTATAAATTCCTGAGATTAAAGTTGATATAAATGCACTACCTAAAATAAATTTTACATAATCCATTATTAATTAAACACCTCGTTTAAATACCTAATAATTGCTTTTTCTTCGCGTCAAATTCTTCTTGCGTTAATATCCCATCATCCAATAAATCTTTTAACTCACGAATTTCGTCAGCAACATCAAACATATCCTTTTTCTCTTTAGCTGCAGGAGCAGATGATGTTTTGGCCATTGTTTTTAGGTTTTCGATACCTGATTTAATTTCAAGTGCAATATGTGCTGGCACATCGTCAATGATTGCTTTGTTTCCAGTAGAAACGATTTCAATTTTTGAGTAAACAAGCTTATTAGAAATGTTTATGCTGCTAATCGATGATAAAGGAATGCTTCTTTCATCATTTGAAACAATACCTTTGATTTCATGTAAGATAATACGTTTGTCCGTTACATAAAGCTGTTTTGTACCTTTTACGGATGCACATACAGCAAGGAGTGTTTCACCTTGATCTGTGAGTTTATCATCAAACATTTGAATCTGTTTAGCCATAGCTTTCTTCTTACCAAAGCCTGCAAATTTTATTGTTTCTGCTATTGTATCCATGTAATCGCTCCTTACAGATAATTGTAATTTCATTCTATAGAAAATCTTACCAATAGTACATATAAAAAGACAGACAACCAATTTAGTTATCTGTTAGTTTGATGAGGTGTACAAAGTATAAATGGTTTTGGCCCAACTGATTAAAGTTTGAGCATTTTGAACACCTTCAACAGTTGTATTTATTTTAGTTAATAACTTATCAAACTTACTTTCAGCTTCTTCTTTTGTTGTAGATGCTGCAATTTCCAATGCCTCTTTAATTAATTCAAGGTGTTTAGATGAGTCGGCTACATCCTGTTGGATTAGAAGTATGACGTTTGAAATTATTGAAGTATCTTGTTTAATATCATTGAGAACATCTAATTGTTGTCTTGCTAAATCTTCTAATTCTCCGTTAGGATTATAAGTTTTAGAATATTCGAAAGTAGATAAAGATTTATCAAATGATTGCATTAGTTGTTCAATTTCTCCAAAAGTCTCATTTAATTCAGAGATTTTCGGATTTGGATTAGTTATAGCCCTAATTTGTTCTTTTTGTTTATCAATATCATGAAAGACCTTTTTTACTTTATCATTCTCTTCCATTTACGTCCCCTCCGTTACTATATCTTTGTACCATCTTCCATTACAAAATGCGCCTCAAACTTCATATCCAACAATTCAGCAATTTTTCGTAGTTCTTCTTCATTAAAATTATTTCGTTTTAACTTCTTCGATAAGTTAGGTTGAGATACTTCAAGCTTTTCAGCAAGTTGCGTTAATGTCATACCTCTTTTAATAAGTGCAATACGAATTTTTTCACCCATTTCATTCATCGCTTTCCCTCCTATCAGTTATACTCATGTCTCTATTATATATGAATTGATACAAATTTGAAATAAATATATCCAAAAAGTTATCAATAATACTTGCTATTATAACTATTTGGATATATATTTAATTCATCGAGGAAAGATTATAACTAAATTGATATGTGAGGTGAACAAATTGAAAACCATCCAACAACGCAATGAGTACCTTCAAGCAAAGATGAAACAACACAAGGCAATTACAGATGTCCACAAGTATCAGCGACGCTTGAAATGGATTATAAGGTATCACAGTCTATTGACTGATTTAGAAGTAAAAGAAATACGTGAGAATTTACGAAAAGCATTTAAGTAATATGAAAGCGAGGTGAAAACGATGGCATTTGAATATTTAGCACAATATACAACATTTGATTCAATAGCAGATATGGATAAGAGTGTGGAGGACCACATGGCAGTTCATTATTATGACTTAACAGAATCAGAGCGTGCCATCGTTTATAAACTTGCTTCTCACAGCTTAGAACATACTGGAGCATGTCATTTAAAAGCTTCTACAATTGCTGAAGCATTGGAGATTAGCACAAAGACAGTATATCGAAGTGTTAAAAAGTTAGAGTCATTAGGCATCATTGAAAAAGTACCAGGAACGAAATTAAACGGTATCAAAGGGGCAAGTATTTATCGCATTTTACCTTATGTCCCATCGAGCGTGTCCCAACGAATGACAGCCGATGAAGCTAGTAATGACGTGGTTTGCCGTCCACAATCTGAAAACCAACCATCTAATTCTTTTAATCTTTTAAGTTCTAAACAAGCAAATAATAATTTATGTGAATTAGAAAATGAATTAGCTTTGCAAGCTGAAAAGAAAAAAGAGTATATGAATGAGTACCAGGTAATGCTATTTGATTTCATGAATAGCTTGCCGTTAGCAGATAACTTGAAAGATGAATTGCATAAGGTTGTATTGGCAGCACAAGTAAGTTCTGTGGAGGACTTCATTAAAGCTAAAAACGTACTATTCAAAATTGCTATGGATATTAAAGAAGGTACGTTAACTGTAGCAAGTACATTAAGAGCCGTATTTGTAGGAGCGTATAGCAAGGCTGTAGAGCGTTCAAATAATAGGTTATATAAATCACACTCTATAGAAGAAACTCCATATAAAGAACGTCCAGTGCCTTTTTACAATTGGTTAAATGAACGTGATACCAGTACGCAAATATGTAGTAAACCCAATTTAGAAAACTGGCTCGAATGGTGAAAGGGGAAATATAAATGACTCATTTTGAATACATGGAACAACAAGGACAATTAACGATATTTGATTTAGAGGATCAAAATGAAGAAATGCAATTTAAAAAGCTTTCCACAAATGTTAATAAGCCTGTTGATAAAAAGACTTTCATTGTGCCTCGTATAAGAGGATATATTGTGAGGAGATAAGGAAAAAAGACCACCTGAGAGAGGCGGTCTAGTGGTAACACTTTTGGTAACAAATTATTTAATCTATATGATAAGTAACTCATTTTCATACACATCGAAACGCAGATATACAGCTACTTTGCTTAGTGTTTAACAATCAAATTATATGGTTTGTCGACTCCCGCCGTCTCCATTTTTAGAAATCAATGGATTTCAATAAGTGTCAAAACCCTTGAT